CCTGCTGCCTATCGTACGCCTACTGACAGTATCCTTACTGCCCAGCCTAACGAAACTACGTTCAACAACGCAATCGCATCTATCTTCTCCGTCAATGGTGAAGCTAACTCGCTGACTCTCGTTGCTAACGTGGCCCTCCGCAAGGTTATCTCGAATTTCACCCGTTCAAGTGGTACGGCTAGCAGCGAAGCAGTTTATACTGTCTCGCAAAACTCCGACAGCAAGAAGGTTACCCATTCCGTTCAACTTTATGATTCCGACTTCGGCATCGTGAAAATGATCAACGGTAACCCAGACTGCATGGGCACTGCTGCTCTTGGCTATCTTGTTAACCCATCGTTCCTTCAATTCAACACTCTTATCCCTATGGGTGCTACTCGCCTTGAGAACCAAGGTGGTGGTGAGCGTGGTTTTGTTGACATGACTGGTACTCTAGTGTGTAAGCATCCTGGAGCACACGGTAAGATCTCTTACTAATCTTAACAAACAACACATAGAATAATAATAATATGGCTCAACTTACAAACAACGAAAAGTCCCCATTCACGGATGTGGTTCGTCTTAGCTATCAAGACATGATCAACAATAGTGTTGCTCTGCTTGCTGGTACTTATAAGATTGCTCAGATTCCTGTCAGTGGTGGCATTGATCTTGTTGCTGTTGCTCGTCCAACTGCATTTACGGATGCAACCACGATCAACATCAGCGGTGTCGGTACTACCTCTGGTACTCCTACTGAGTATATCGCTGCATCGACCTCGATTGGTGGCACAAGTGCATTCACTCCAGTTGCAAATACTGGATCACTGTTTGCTCAATCTGCTGGTAACACGACCGTTAAAGCTGGATCACTTCCAGTTTCTCTGTCCGCTACCGCTGTACCAATCTTCCTGAAACTTAGTGCCGTCCCCGCAGCTACTGAGAAGACTGGCGAGCTTGTCATTGGTTTCCGGATTGTTGACATTGGTCGCTTCCTGAATGCCTAATTCATAATCGGGGTGGGGATGGTTTAATCACTGTCCTCACCCTTATTTTTGCCTACATGAAAATATCTGAAGCCGCAATGAATGACGCTCTGATCAAAGAGCTATGCAGTGGAAGAATGCTGATGGAAACTCAGCAAAAGCTTAGAGAACAAGCCTGCGCTCAGGAGGCGTTTGAGGCTAGAGGACACAAGTCCATTACTGGTTTGGGCAAAATGATTGCTAGTATTCCAAGTCACGAGTATTTCCTCATCAGAGAGAAGTATGGTAACGACTGCTGGAATGACCGTGGATTTGTGCGTGACTTTCAAAAGATGGAGCCATCAATGGCAGCAAATAAAATCTGATGCAGACGAGAACCTACGACGAACTCTACGAACTGATCCAAGCACTTTGCGGTGTTACGTTTGCCTCTATTGAAGAGCCTCGCATTCGGGCATTGGTTAATCGTCGCGCATCTAAGGCGTATAGAGCAAGTAATTACTGGACAAGGTTTATTGCAATCGGTGAGGAGAGATCACTTTTCAGCGTTGCGGTTACGGCATCCACATCGATAGTATCTGGAGAGAGGTACATCATTCAGACCGTTGGCGATTCCAACTTTGTGTCGATTGGTGCAGAGTCCAATACTGTAGGAGTTGTTTTTGTGGCAACGGGTGTGGGATCAGGCACTGGAACCGTTGGATCGTATCTTGGATATGTACCGTATTCAGAATCACCAAAGAATGACATTGATTCATTCCTCCGTATTTTCTCGTCAAAACCTTACTCATCAACAACTTATGGTGAATATCAGTTTACTGTTGACCAGAGTGGAGCTACCCTTATTTCTGGCACATCAATCCCATCTTCTGTCCATGTGACCTACAAGGCGCAACTTCAAGACAAGTACGGCAACGGTGCAGGATACACACAGACTGTTCCTAGAGAGTGGTTTGAATACTTGGCACATGGAACCTATGCCGACTACCTTCGTGCTGAAGGACAGCAGGAGAAGGCACAACTTGCAGATCAAGAAGCCAATGAGATCCTTATGGATGAGTTGATGAAACTTGACGAACAGCACACACAGACTATTATTTCGAATAGAATTTCGACCAACTCAAGTATGCAGTATCGCAGCATGGGTTACGGATCATAATAAATAATCATATGGATTTCAGTTTATCAAGTTCTCTGGTTGGAAGTGCGGTGTTGAATCCTGACAGGCTCTCGCTAGATCTCCAATTCGCAGCCGACAAGGCGCTCACCGCACGCAAGGGGCCGACTCCTACGTTTACGCGGGGGTCTGCGGGGAGATTCGTAGGTAGCGACGGGTTGATCCAAAGTGCCGCTGTTAATACCGCGCGCTTCGACTACGATCCAGTGACTTTAGCTTGCCGTGGCTTGCTAATTGAAGAGTCGAGGACGAATTTGCTATTAAGGTCTGAAGGATTAGATGCTAGTCCTTGGATTCAAATCAACACTACCACCATCACATCCAATAATACCACCGCCCCAGATGGCGCGACAACGGCAGAAAGATTTACGGTTGGAGCTACTACGCAAGCATATGGATTCTTCAATAGCACGACTTCTTGGACATCTGGAGTTACTTATACAAGTAGTTTCTTTTTAAAAGCAGACCAAGTCACCAGAGTTCGCATTTCTGCAGGAAGTCAAGCAACTCATCCAATAAGTGCTATCTTTGATCTTACTGGAAATGGATCTATTGTGGGTACTCCAACTGGCACTGCATACATTGAACGATATGCTAATGGTTGGTACAGGTGTTCGGTTACTGCGACAAGCACCGCAACAGGGCTTACATCGCTTCGCGTGACCGCTGTGACTGGAACGAATGATAACTATCCCGGAAATAGCGTTGATTCTTTCTGGGCATGGGGGGCGCAAAACGAGGTTGGAGCATTCGCCACCTCCTACATCCCAACTGTCGCCTCAAGTGTCGTCCGTAGTGCCGATGTTTGCTCGATTACTGGAAGTGCTTTTACTGGGTTTTACAATCCACTTGAGGGTTCGTTTGCGACTTCTCAGATATTCAATGCTCCCGCTACTGTTACGCAAGGTCAGGTGGTTTTTGACGTGAACGATACGACAATCCTCAACAGAACTCGATTAGTACGGAACGCCACCAACGGGTTTATGATTTACGCCAATACGGTCAACGGGACTCAAGATGTAGCTATCACGGGATCAACAGCTATGAATGCAGGTGCTGTGACGAAATTTGCAGGTTGTATGAAGGCGAACGACTTTACGATTTATCTCAACAACGTATCGCAAGGTGTGGACACAGTGGCTACCATGCAGTCCGCTCCTACCACCTTTACTATTGGTGATGCTTCTAGTGGATTAACAAGAGTACCCCTCAATGGAACAATCGCCGCCATTCGCTATTTCCGCAAACGCCTTCCGAACGCGAAACTCCAAGCATTTACCGTATGACCGACTACCTCTTAAAGTTCCCATCAAAGGAAATCGCTGAACAATTCGGAGTTGCCAATGGTTTCGCCCAAGAGGTCGATGGTGCTGTCGTATCAACGCTTGCCACCCATGAGTACGCCTTGCATGAAATCGGTGAGCACAATGATGCTGACTATTGGGTTCTTTTTCGTGATCTAGTTGGTATCCCAGTACCTCCAGAAGGCGAGCAGTTCATTTTCTGGTCTTCCTCTTGGATTGTTGCTAACGATGCTGGTAGCGAGATTTCCATCCCCCGCCCAGAGTTTAACCCTGACGTTCCAAGCGTTTTCTGGGCATAATCCTTATGAAAGCGAAATCCACCAAGAAGTCTGCAGGTAAGCCAGTCAAGGTTGCAATCGTTATTGCGATGAAGCCTAAAAAGAAAGGAAAGTGCTAATGCCTGCCAAGAAAACTGCTACCAAGAGTCGCGCTCAAGTCGGGTATCTCCTATCAAAAGGTAGTCCTCTCACAGCCTCTCAGCAAAAGAAACTCAAAAGTGAATTACACACTGGCAAAGTAAAAGTCTCCAAAACTAAAAAATAACATGAAAACTACTATCCTCGGTATCCTTACCATCGTCGGTGCAATCGTCTCTGGCGCAACTCAATTCCTCAAGGGTGGGTCTATCGACCTAATCTCAATCGTTCCTGCAATTTCTGCTGGTATCGGCCTGATCAAAGCGCAAGATCAACGCTAATGACAACTGGGGCAAGGGGAATGGATTCATTTACAGGCATTGTTGCAACATCTCTGGGCATCGTTACAAGTTTTCAAGAAGACCTTGAATATCACTTGAGGATTACGTCCTTAATTATCGGCATTGCCGTGGGCCTGTTCTCCTTGTACCGCATCATTAAGAAGCTATGACGCTCGCAGAGACCATCGCCACTACCGCAGAGTCCCAGATTGGGGTTCGTGAGACGAAGAAAAACGGCGGTGATCAGATTGCTGCGTATCAGGCTGCGACTTGGCTCCCTGTAGGCCCGTGGGCGTGGTGTGCTGCCTTTTGCTGTTGGGTGGTTCAGAAATCAATTCAAGGACGCTCAGTGACCTTCCAGAGGCCAAGAACGGCAGGCGCATGGGATTTCGAGAACTGGTGCAGGTCTGTTGACAACTCGGTCAAGCTCAAGAAGCCCCACAAAAGTGACATCAAACGTGGTGACATCATTTGTTTTACGTTCTCCCACATTGGAATCGCTCTAGACTCTCCTGATGAGGAGGGAAATGTCCTTACTTGCGAGGGTAATACCAATGGTGCTGGCTCCCGCGAGGGTGACGGAGTCTACAAGAAGACCAGACATATTTCAAAGATTCGCTCAAGAATGAGATTTAGTGGTTGACACCATTACTTTTACTTGAAAGATTGCGCTTAACGGAGGTGGCCCGACTGGTCGAGGACACTATCTTGAAAATAGCTGGAGCCTATAAAGCTCTTAAGAGTTCGAATCTCTTCGCCTCCGCTTTAACCTAAAACATCATGGCATTTAAAAAGTTCCTAGTCTGTGCAGATAATCACGGCAACCTTGTAAATAAGGAGGCTGTCAAAAAGCTCAAAGCGTTCAAGGCTGATTTCAAGCCGAATTACACCGTTCACTTGGGAGACCTATGGGATTTTACGTCCATCAGAAAAGGTGCATCCGACGAGGACAAACAACTTGGTATCTCTGAAGACTTCAAGGCTGGCCTAGAGTTTCTCGACATTGGTTTCGACTACCTTACCCTTGGCAACCACGATGTTAGGCTCTGGGAACACGCTCAAGGCTCTGCAACTGGTATCATGAGGGAATCATGCCAAGCGTTAGTTAAGTGCGCTGAAAGCGAGTTTAAAGATCGCAAGATCGACTGGGTGCAATACAACGTGAACAAGTACCTGCAACTCCCAGAGGGTGGCCCAAAATTTATTCACGGATTCCTAGCAGGGCAGAATTCAGCCAAGGCACACTTTGATCGGTTTGGTTCCTGTTTATTCGGCCACGTCCATGCGCCAGATTCATACACAGCTAAACACATCGATGGTGGACAATCCTTTGCCTTGGGATGCATGGCAGACATTGAGTCGATGACCTACGCTGAGAGGTATCCAAATCGTCTAGGCTGGAGAACTGGCTGGGGGTTCGGAATCATCAACGACAAGACAGGAAAGTGGAATTTCTGGAATGTTGTCAAAGAAGATGGTTGCTTCATTTCTCCAACTGGAATACTGTGACGCATATGAACACAAACATATTAGATGCCTTGAGTGGTCTTGAGATTGCTTTGAAAGAAGCTGCGCCAGTTGGCAAGTCAGACGATGAATTTACAGTCCATGATTTCATTACAAAGGCCCAAGGCAATGGCCAGATTTTGAGCTATGATTCCGCTGATAAGCGTCTCCGCAGAATGGTTGAGAAGAAGCTCTTGAAGTTTCGTTTGATTCCACTTGCTGGACACCATACCAGAGTTTACTCAGCATACTGAGATAATCACTAAAACCTTTGGCCTCTGCCTCTGACTAACGTCACGCAGGGGTTTTTTGTTGGTTATGATTCAAACCGTTTCAGTTTGTAACGTTTTCCAAGGAGGGTTCTCTGGATCGTCCTCGACCATATTGCTGACGCCAACAAAATGGTCTAGATCAGCTTCAACCTTATTCCTGACGGCAGGAAAATGGTCTGGTTTTTGACTTTTGGCAGTTTTGGCACTTTTGGCAGTAGGCTTTTTAGGAATTTCAAATGAAGTCATTTCAAACCTAAAGGTCAGTCCTGACTCGGAAGCATTGATGGCTGGAACAAAAGCCAATTTATCATTTGCTCTGAAGTCAGGCACAAGAGTTCCGATTGCTCTTTGCTTCCATCCTGATTTCAAAGGCCAAGAAACCCCGATTTTCTTAAGGCTGGCCTTAGTATATCCACCTCTCTCTGACTTTAGAGACAGAATAAGCTCTTTAGTTACTTCAATCATATGAGGTGTTTTAATTACTCAAGGATGAGTATTCAAGCATTATCTTAGCAATACTTTTCTTTCGGTTCAGCTTTCTAGATCTAGACACAATTCGCCATGTAGACGAACTGTATCTGAATCATAAACTTGTCTTTTCTTTTCGGACGAGCTACTGAGTCTGAGCATACACCTCTTTCGAGGAACCGTTTGTAGCTTTGGAATGTCCTACAAGAAGCATCAAACCAAACGGTCATTACTGACTATTACCGCCACCCGCGATAAAGTGACGAACCATTTTCCAACTCGGTGAAGTGCGGTCGTTTTAGCGTTCCTCCTCACCATCCATATGTCTGACCAATTCCCACTGAAAAAGAAAAAGGCCAGCCACGGCATTCACTCCGTACCGGCCTTTTAGAGGGTTTAACCCCAAAGGTTTAGACTGGTGTGAATGGCGTCTGGGGAAACAGTAGGGCATTCCAGAACTTTGTCAAGCGATCTCGTGCAAAAAAGTGAAACTTTCTTCCATCCCCCCAGAATTGTCATGCAACTCATTGCAAATCAATGATGAAAACTATTTTCATTTTTACAAAGATTTTGCTTTGAATCGGTTCCTGCCTGTGATTTACTCACTCTACCGCGAATTAGCGGCCTACAACATGAACCTAGAACACGCAACACCAGAACTATTCGCCGCCTTGGCGAAAGCGCAGAACGCAGTTGAGAACGCCCACAAGGGATCGCTCAATCCGCACTTCAAGAATCGATACGCTGACCTTGCTGAGGTCTTGAATACTGTACGTCCAGTATTTAGCGAATGCGGTCTAAGCATTGTCCAAGAGACATCCTTTGATGGATCGCTCGTCAGCGTTACAACTGCCCTCTGCCATGAGAAGGGTGGATACATTACAGCAATTGCCTCATGTGTACCCGCCAAGGCAGATGCTCAGGGCGTGGGTGCTGCAACTACCTACCTTCGTAGATATTCCCTCGCAGCAGTCACGGGTGTTGCACAGGAAGATGATGATGGTCAGTCCGCAATCAATCCAGTGAAAGCTAATCCAGTGAAAGTTATTGCAGCTCCTACACAGGCTCCTGCGGCAGTCTACGCTACTACGGACGAACTGATCAAACTTCGTCATCGCGTTACCTACCTGCAAGTCAATGAGGCAGCATTCCTGAAAAAGCTCGGGATTGAGTCATTCCTCACCCTGCCTGCAAATAAAGTGCAACGAGCGCACGAACTTCTTGATGGGAAAGAAGAAGAGTTGAGAAACAAAGCCGCCATGAGCATGGCACAACCAGAACCAAAAGCATGAGTAAGACACCAGAAACAGACAAGATCTTCGCTCTCAAGCACAACTATTCATCAACCTACCTGATGGAAGAAATGCGAAGGATGGAGATGAAGATTATCGACATGAAGGCGCAGATGGCACTGCTTGAGGCAGGAGTCAAACAAGTCAAAAAACAAAAAGAAACCAAAGAATCAGTATGATCCAATACCATATGGGAAAATCTTATTACGAGATTTCCGCTACACCAAAAGACCTAGACGCACCAGTAAGCAAGTCACTGCTCTGGTTCTTCTACCAGTCTCCATATCGCTTTATCCGAACTCCTAAGCAGCAGAAGTCTACTGCGGCAATGGCCCTTGGATCGCTAGCTCACTGTGCGTTGCTCACGCCTGAGTTGATGGACTCTGAGTACATCGTCTCGCCCTACGCTGACTATCGCAAGAAAGAGGCTCAGGAATGGAAGGCTGAAAACCTTGAATCTGGGAAGATGATCGTCTCTCAGGATGATTGGGATAAGGCAAATGACATTTCTGATGTAATTCGTGCTTGCAATGAGTTCCCTCGCGTTTATAATCCCGAAGTCGCCGTCTTCGGAGAGATCGAAGGAGTGAAAGTGAAGGGTATGATTGACATCGTCCCTGAGACTGGATCGGCACTGTATGACCTGAAGACAATCAATAAAATAGAATCACTGAATGACTTACAACGAAAGATCCTTGATTATGGCTATCACTGGCAGGCTGCTTTGTACCTTGACCTGTGGAATGCTGCTAGCGGAGAATCACGAGATGAGTTCATCTTCATCTTTGTCGAAACTAGCGCACCATATGAAACAGCATTCGTCAGACTTGGCCCAGAGTTCATTAACCTTGGACGACATGGATCAGGAAGCAAAAAGTATTCTGGCTACATGGATGCGATTAGACTTTGGAAAAAGTGCGTCAGCACGAATAGCTTCCCAAAGCAAGTCGATGGACTTCAAACAATTGACCTCCCAGCATGGATAACTCTCCCACAGAAGTAATAACAACAAATAGAAACTAACAATATGCAAACACTGAAAATTAACGTAGAGAAGATTGACAAGACCGCCTTGTACAATGGAGCCAAGGGTAAGTATCTCACCCTGAACCTCAAGGAGAACAAGGACGGCACTGACCAGTATGGCAACGATGGTTTTATTGTCCAAGACATCGGCAAAGATCGTCGTATGGCTGGAGAGAAAGGCCCAATCATTGGCAACTGGAAGAATGCTGCTGGATTTGCTCCAAAAGAGCCGAGCCACTTCATGGCATCCGCTGATTCCGAGGACGAGATTCCGTTCTAAGCAAACTAACTGGTGGGGGGTAGAAATACCCCCTGCCTTCCTACCATGGTCTACAGGGCAGATACAACCTTTGAACAGGTCGAGAATATCAAGAGGATTGCCAGTGCTATTTGCGCTGAGTTTGGAATTACAATCGACGAGCTGTCCAAGAATCAAAAGGTCAATGGGACTAGTTCCGTAAAGACAGTTTTTATTTCGTATGCACGGACTATTGCGATGAATATTCTGGCTAGGGACATGAAGCAGAAATTCGTAGCTGCCATCTTAAATTGCAAAGACCACTCCTGCGTAAGCACGGCAAAGACAAGGCTCAAGCTGCTGGTGGAGGTGAATCCACTGGTGCAACAAAAATTAGAATCAATCGAAAACAAACTAAAATTATGACAAAAGAAGAACTTATTCAGAAGCAGATCGAGGACATTATGGACGAGTTTAATTTCGGAGAGGTGCAGAAGGTCATGGAGTCGCTTGATTGGACATGGAGTGGAACTGGGTGCGTCCCAGAGGAGTATGATCTAAGAAAAGGAGCGCGACAATTGCTCAAGCAGGCCGCTGAAATGATCGATGATAGATGTGATGTGTCTGGTGGTTCAACGTCCACAGGAGGCTTCCTAGCGACATCTAGGGCAGGTTGTAGTCATGGAGATAAGTGGCTGCGACTAGATTTACATTTTTGCGTTGACAGTGTGACGTTGGATGGCGAAAGTTTTGATTGATTGGTGGTATGGATAATAAGTCGGACATTCAGATTGCAGAACAAGGGGTTGGTCTGCTTGATAAAAACAATTTGCAACTGCGTGTCAGGTGGGTTAACGCATTGCGTGTAATAGTTGGATCATCGATGCCTAAAAACAAATCTGGGTGTCCGCTTGTTTCCGACATTGATCTTATCCTTGCATCTGACGAGGATCGTTTTGCAGCATTAGAAAAAATCAAATGATAGGTAGCCATTACTCAGTCAGGTTTGTCCAGACGCGCAAGGAGGAGCCGAGAATAACCTTTGAGGAGTTCATTGACGTTAAATGGGCTTGCCACCACTGGTTGATGAAAAACTCCCCGCATTATCGCCGTGAGCAGCAGGAATTGCCAGAGAGAAAGCAAATGAGGAAGCGTAACGAGCAACATAACTGCTTGGTTGTTAGTGATGAGGAGCAAGATTAAAATTGTTTTCATTTTTATGAAAAAATATCTCGACTCTGATTTCTGATCGTGTAGGTTGATTCCAGTCACCCGCTGATGGGTGGCAAAACAAAATACGAAAATGAGAAATTACGCAGAAGAAGCTGGAACATATCGTGGTGGACTACTTGCACTACGATTTAACCTTGACGTTTTCAATCTGTTCGATTGTGACGCATCTAAGATGGAAGCATTCCAATTGTTGATTGGGAAAATCAATCAAGAGATCGAACAAACAATCCCAGCCTAATCATATGACACTAGAAATCATTGGACGCGACCCTGTCCTGACGATGAAGATCATCAAGATGGTCGGGGAACGAAACAAGAAGGCTCAACGGAAAAAGGAATTGATCCAGCGAGTAAAACAAGCAATCTGTGTCTGGTCATGAGTGCGGGCAAGGGTGACGCATATCGACCTGTTAATGCAGAGACGTATGGCAACAACTATGACAGTATCTTTCGCAAGACCGTCAAGGATGTGTGCAACATCTGCGATGACTGCGACTGCGATGAAACCTCAACATGGGAAAAACTAGACGATGAAGGGTAGATGCCAACTATGCGAAGCCAAGAGTCAGGACGAATTCTGCCCAAGTTGCGTTTGCTACCTGCAACGGAAATCGAATAAGGCTTTAGTTCCTGTCAGGAAGATGGCGTTTTGTGCATCAGATCAATACAGTGACAGAGTCTTCAGAAGAACAAGTAATTTTCTAACACTACAAACCTGCAAATACGATGAAGGATGAACTATTCACAGACGTAACAAGCTACTCGCCTCGCAAGAAGTGGATGGCTTATAAATCAATTCTTTGCAAAAAGGAAGAAGACGGGTGGATGTGTTACCGATCTGGTACACAAGTATCTGCCAAGGCTGAGACTGAAGAAGAAGCCTGTATGGAGTTAGCAATCAAACTTAAAATCAAAAGCTGGAAAGAATAAAATTATGTTAGTACCAAAAACAGATGTAGTGCTTGGAAGAGCAGTTGAAGAAAGTGTTAAGTACGGACTAAGAAGGTCACGCAAGCACACCGACGAACCTACCGACGATCAAATTACAGACTCGATTACAACAGCCGTTCTTGATCACATTTACGAGTATTTCTATTCAGTCGAAACTAAAGATATTACGCTATGAACGCACAAAACGCACGTAAATACTTACCGCTCGTACAAGCATTGGCTGACGGAAAAACACTACAACTCGAAGGCTATGCAGGATGGGTCGACCTCAACGATGAGATTGACTTTGGAGCGACCCCTCAGGACTACCGCATCAAGCCAGAGCCTCGTACGTTCAAAGTGTACCTAATTGACACAAATGACGGAAAGACAGTGGTAACAACTCACCCAACTTTTGACCATCGCTGGAAACAAATCACAGTACAGGAGGTGCTGGAATGAGTGACACACCAGAAACAGACACTGAACTAGCTGAAATGTTTTTTGGGTTTTACACCATGGGCGGCTTGCCAGCCGATGCTGTATGCGTTGAATTTGCCCGTAAACTGGAACGCGAGCGGGATCTCTGGAAAGCAGAAGCTGAACGATGGAAGGAAATAAAAAAATGATCATTGGAATCGACGTAGGTAAAAACGGCGCAATCGCATGGAGTTCCATCAACGGAGTCTGTGTGGAAAAAATGCCAGATACTATCAAAGACTTATGGGATTTGATTGAGTCCATCTCAAACGATGCTCATGGTAATCTTGAGCTTCCTCACTGCTACCTTGAACAAGTTGCCTCCTCTCCCCAGATGGGTGTGGTATCGGCATTCAGCTTCGGCAATGGATTTGGTCACCTTGAAATGGCACTTACGGCAGCTTCAATCCCATTCACACGGGTTCGCCCACAGGTTTGGATGAAAGAACTTGGGTGTATGACGAAGGGTGACAAGAACGTGACAAAACGTCTGGCACAACAATTATTCCCCGACATTACGATTACCCATTCCAATGCTGACGCATTACTGATTATGACATACGGACTAAAACAATAAAAATATGGAAAGCGCACAACAAAGACTAGAATCTAAGCTAAAGCAAAACGACAACGGGTGTTTGGAGTGGCAAAGACATAGGAATCCATATGGTCTAATCAAGGTAAATGGAAAAATGATGGGAGCGCATAGACTTGCGTGGGAGATAAAAAACGGAGAAATTCCTGATGGCCTGTTTGTGTTGCACAAATGCGATAACCCAGCTTGCTGTAATACTGACCATTTATTTCTTGGAAGCCAAAAAGATAATATGCAAGACGCATTGAAAAAAGGAAGAATGAAGTTGCCTTATTGCCCTCCAGAAAAAAAAGCAAGAGGAACCAAGAATGGAATGTGGATAAACCGTCATAAATTTACTGGTTCAAATAATACCAATTCAAAATTAAGCGACGATCAAAGAAATGAGTTGTGCGACCTCAAACGATCTGGAGTAACCGCTAAAAAACTTGCTCATCAATTCAGCATATGCGAAGAACAAGTATTAAGAATAGCTAGATCAAGAGGAATAACTGGAAGACCATTAAAGCAAACTGAAAAACAATGAAATCAAAACGTGAAATACTATTCGACTTGCAGGATGAAATGTTTGCCAAATGCAAAGAGGTTATTAGGGTTAAAAATTCTGATTACGCTAACGGCGATGATCCATACATTAACTTTCGTTCCTCCGAGATATTTGGGGTCAGTCCTGTTACTGGCATCATGCTCCGCGCTATGGATAAATTCCAAAGGGTTGCGACATTTGATAAAAACGGCAAATTATCGGTTAAGGACGAATCTGTTCTTGACGCTTTGCTGGACATACTTAACTATGTCATCCTTATCGCTGGTTATATCAACGACAAACAAGAAAACAAATGCAACACACACCAATTACTGAACCAATCACAATCTCTGAAGACGACGACTTCAACGATCCCTTGCCAGCGCGGCCTGCTTCGTGCAATATGGACGAGGGTTGTGAATCGTGTCAGTAAATAATTTCTAGCGCACCAATTGATAAACGGAAAGCGGAAAACGTGAAAAGATGCTGGCGGCACAACCCACCAGAGAACGGCAAGAACGATATGCTTGCGCTGGAATCGTAACCAGCAAACTTTATGCCTCCTGAGCTTAGTGGTAAAGCACCGTAAAGATAAAACGAAGTCATCAGTTCGATTCTGATAGGAGGCTCACTTGGACAGTCCAGTAGTCGTTTTTCACCCACATCTCAGGGTTCTGGATAGAGAGACCCCACCATATTGCATAAGGATTAGTGCGGACAATGCAGCAGTCAGTGGGCGTGAAATACCCCTATGGTGGGAAACTTTTAGCATCTATAGCTCAACTGGACAGAGCATCGAAATTCTAATTCGGGGGTTGTGGGTTCGACTCCCGCTAGATGCACCATTTTCTTATATGCAAAACGAACCAATACACGAAGTGAGATTCCTGAAGTACCTCACGAATAAATTAAAGGACGAGGTTGCGGCAAGCAATCACATCCTGACAAATGATCAGTTGGACAATCTGTTCTCTGGCATTGACAAACTATACACAAAACTTGAGCAAATCGAAGAATCAGCAAACATTTATCACGAACAATATGGATATTCAAAATAACATCGAAGCAGCGAGAGCATGGGGCATCAGTAAGGGAATCACAGGGCCGTACGGAACAGGAACGATCCAACGCCAAACGGCGAAGCTAACGGAGGAATATCAGGAAACCCTCTCAGCTTTGGAGCGATTACCACTGGCAAAAACCACCGCTGAAACGTGGGAAATCCTAGATGAAATCAAGGATGGGCTGGGCGACATGCTGGTCGTGATGATTTTGATTGGAGAAATGACTGGACTTCCCATCGAGGTCTGCTTGGATTCGGTCGTCAAGATCATTTCAGCTCGCACTGGGCGCATGGTCGATGGACAATTTGTGAAAGACAAATAACAAAATAATACAATGGAAAAGAAACTACGAGGACGGCCGCTAAAACGAGAAAAAGACAAGCTCATTGGTCGCAGGATCAGCATGGTTCAGGCTGGTTGGGATACCATCGATACACTATGCTATACGCATGACCTGACGCTAGAGGGGATGCTTTACCTGACCTGTGCTGCCATGTGCAACGATGATCAAAACCAAACCGAAAACCAAGAATCATGAGAATACGAACATACAAGCCAGAGTTTTTTACTCACCCACTGCTAGCTGATCTTGATCGGAACTCGCAACTACCTGTGAGAATCTCTCTTATGGGTTTATGGTCATGCAGTGACCGTGAGGGACGCTTCAAGTGGGACGCACGGAGACTTGGCGCACAGATCCTTCCTTACGAGCAGATCGATTTTGAAGTGATTCTCAAGATTCTGACAGATAATGAGTTCATCGTTAAGTACGAGGTTGACGGAAAAGCGTACGGGTTTGTCCCATCGTTCAGCCGCCATCAGGTCATAAATAATCGTGAGCAAGAGAGTTCGCTCCCTCCATACCACCAGCCTGACTTATTTTCATCCGATTTGACGCGTGTAAACACGGGTGAAAGCACGGGAGAAACTACGCGTGCTGACGCGTGCTCAGGGGAAGGGAAGGGAAAGGAAAGGAAAGGAAGGAAGGAAGGAGGCGCAGTTGCGCTTGATTTACCTTTTGAATCGGAAGAGTTCAGAGAGGCTTGGCAGAAGTGGCTAACCTACCGCAATGAGATGAAGAAACCACTTACCAACTCAACCATCAAGATGCAGTTCAAAAAGATCGAGGATTGGGGGGAACAAAGATCCATCAAGGTAATCCTTAGATGCATTGACAACAGTTGGCGTGGACTCGAAGACTACGAAGTATCAAACGTCACGGCCATCAATGTTCCTGCCAATCAGATTTACCGTAAACCACAAACCTCCAGCCATTTCGGAATATGACAAACTACACCCAAGCAATGCAAAGCAACGAGGCTGTTGAGAAATCAGTCCTCTCGACGATGATGCACCACCCGAACCTGTACAAGCAGGCTCTGGCAGACGGAATCGATGCAGAATGTTTTTGGCATCCGACGAATCAAATCATCTTTGAAGCGATCAAGGATAGGCCACGGGATGAGAACGGAGAAATCGACCTCGCAACTTTTGTTCCACACTTGAACGACATGGGTTTACTGGATCGAGCTGGAGGCCCATCAGCCATTATGGATGTTTTCACGAGAAACGTCACAGGAAGTGGCTGGACGCTCTGGCTGGCCGAGCTGAAGGAGATGAAAGGACGTAGGATAGGCGTGGTTGGCTCCAGGAGCCTCTCTGAGGCCGTTGACAGTGCTGAGGCTATAGAGACTGCCAAAAACATTATTGAAGCCCTCACAGGGGCCGTGGAGAGCAAAAGCCGAGCACAGAATGCAAAGCAAGCTGTCGGGATGTTCCTTGAGATATTCCAAGCTGATCACGCAGCAGGTAGTTTGGTCGGAATGTCAACTGGGTTACCTGAGCTAGACGAGATCAGTGGTGGACTAAAAGGTGGTCAATTGTGGGTGGTCGGTGCAAAGCCATCACGAGGCAAATCCGTTCTCATGTGCCAGTTTACAGTGGAGGCGATCTTGCAAGGTAAGGTTGTGATTATTTTCTCATTGGAAATGACCACTCATGAGGTTGTTAGCCGATTGATTTGCTGCATGGCACGAGTTGACTACGGTGTGCTCACCACTCCAAAGTCAGCATCCAAGTCAGACCTTCAGAAAATCCAACGAGCGTATGAAATTCTGTCAAAATCCAGACTCTACATTGATTCCTCAGCAAACCAGACAATGGCCTCAATTGAAGCTGAGTGTCAGAGGATCGAGGATTTGAACGATGGTCAAATTGGTTTTATCGCAATCGATTACTTGCAGATCATCAAATCCCCCACCAAGTCCAGCAAGTCGAGAGAAGAAGAGGTTGCACACAGCTCGGGTAGCTGCAAGCAGCTCGCGAAACACCACAACTGCCCTGTGATGACCGCTACGCAGCTCAACGAGCAAAACCAGACCAGAGAATCCAGAGCCATTGAGCAGGACGCTGACTCCCTACTGTTTATTTGCGACGATGGGATTAAGATCGGGAAGATGAGAAACGGCAAGCGAGACACGGTCATGAGGCTGTTGCTTAATGGAGCTAGACAACGTTTTGAATAAAATTGTTGACGATCTCAAACATGACCGCATAACCAGTTCAGATGAACGAACAAATCAATCGCATGGAACAAGACACAGAGAACAAACCGTCCGAGCTTTCAAAGTTGCGGGGAACCGATCACGAGGGATTCAGAAGAATGATTCAGCGAGCAGTTAAGAGGATGCAATGGCGCATGAAATACCGCCCAAGCAGTTCGCTTTTCGCTGAGAATAACGAGCAGTAATTTCAACTTTTCAAGGCAGGAATTTGGCCTCAGTGGAGCAATCTACTGGGGCTTTTTCGTGCTTTGATCAAATTATTTTTGCCTCTGCAAGCCTTATAGAATAAGGGATTCGATGAATAACTTCTTTTTTCTGCAAAATAAATATCGACACAGGAGAGTCTGTCCCGTAGGTTGATTCCAGTCAGCCGCTGCTGACGATCTCAAACACTCCAAACCAATCAATCAAATGCAACTCATCTTTCGCTCAGACAAATCAGACTTCGACTTCGTACCGCTCGACATCTCCCTCCACATGATCTCACTCGGTAATGAATTTGGATTCAATCGCAGTGTCGATACTCGCAAAGTAAAAGTGACCAAGGCAACGATCTTTCCGACCGAAGGGAAGTTCCGAGTGAAACTGGAAGCTGCAAATGGCGACACAATGTTGTCATCATTATCTGGAAGGGTAGCAGCAAAACATCTCTGGCTCAAAGCTGTTGAGCTTTTCAATTGCGAGCAATGGAATCATGGCAAGTTCGGCATCTTCAAAATCAACTGATCGATTAACGTCCTAGGCATGACACGAAACTGCCCATCTCATCTCAAACCAATCCAATCAAATGAAAATTCCACATATCATCTCAAATCCTCCAGCATGGCTGGCAGTCATCCTCTGCATCGTCGGAGCCGCAGCTTATCTTGGCACATTGATTGTGCTCAAAAACCTTATTCACTAACACCATGCAAGTCACCACGCAAGTAACCATGCAAGTCGGCGCACTGACAGACCAAGGCACATTCCTAGGCATGGAGGGAAACCTCGCACGATTTGAGAAGTACGTCACTTCTAGTAGTTCGATGATCATCAAGTGCTCACCCAAAATTGCCAAGACCATCACTCAGCAGGAGGAAAACCAGCGCATCGCAGACGAGCATGAGTGCAGGGACTTAGGCATCTGGTACAATGCCATTCTAAGAGGTTCTGAGGCACGTTCTGCCATTTCCGCGTTCAAGGAATCAATTGCGGTATAAGGGTTGTAGAACAAAATGATTTATTTTCAAAATAAATATCGACACTGGGAAATGGTGTGCTAATTTCATCTCAGTTAGCCGCTGCTGACACAACCAACCAACCAACTACTACCACTATGACAACCAAACAATACGAACAAGGATGGACAGCTTATTTTGAAAACAACCAAGACGAAAATCCCTACACAAAACCTGAGTGGGTAACTGAATGGGATCTGGGATACCAAGAAGCCAAGTCGTTCAACAAAGGAATCTGATCCACTCAACGTCCTAGGCACGACACAAAACTGCCCAACCAACACAACAAAATGAAAGTAACACAAGCACAAGCAATCCACTCAGCCATGTCACGAGTCGGAGCACTCTACTCAATCGGAGGACAATGGGCGTACAGTGTATGGGAAAACAACTACTCAGCATACTGGGTAACCCAGCCTAGGCCATACGAGGCAGCAAGAGCTTCTATGGCTCAGTCACGGATCGATAAGGCTAGAGAGATGCTGGGACTACAGCCAGTGCAGTATGACGGTGGTAGATGGTACTCGTACCTGAGCAAGTAATCTTAACCAACCCACCAACAATATGAAAATGAAAATCAAAAAGACAAAAGAAGTAGACCTGTCATTCTGCGATGACACTCCGCTGTTTTTCGACAAGGATGGAATCAAGCCAATGCTGTATGTTGATGGCCACTTCTTTAAATATGATGAGGAGCATCTTGTCATACCTTGGAGCAAGCTATTCAAGTGTGCCACTGATTCATGCGCTTGTCATGTAGACGAAGCTAACGAAACAATCATTCAGCTAAGAGCATTGGCAGATAGACTGGAGAGATGGCAGGCAGCACCAGAAGATTAGTAACCTTAGTAAGTTAGTAATGATTAAACCTCAGAGGGGAAACCTTCTGGGGTTCTTTATTGGACATGATTCCTGCTAAAAGGCATGAGGATCGATTGTGGGAGCTTGCAGGGTATGAGTGAGGTATGGGCTAGGGAGTAGTGGTGCAATGGCTTTGTGGGGCATCCTGAGAGCAATGAGAGGGACTGAGGAAGAATGGAACAGGAAGTATGGAGGGAAATAGTGTGGGGAATCAGGGAAGAAACATCACAGGGAATCGCTTGAGCTTTCCGAAACAAAATTTACACCGCGCTTGAGCCTTGTCCTGTTCCGCAAATGCCATCCAGCCATGTAGATATTTGTCCTAATCGAATGTTCCACAGGTCATGCAGGATGTTCCTCACGATGCCAGTCATAACTCATTGATATTGCGATGCTGCTTGTGGAACAGGACAAAGCATTATGTATATTGTAACAAGTGTAGGGGGGGAGGGGGTCGAAATTTGGGCGAGCGGGAAAAGCCTGAGCGGTTCACTACCCCTTTAAAAATTATTGCAATCGGCCATTTGCCAGCCCCTATCCCATTTCCCTGCCCCGCACACCCAATCCCAGTTCAAGCGTCTCTGCGTCGATCCTGAGAGCGTTTAGAGGCATCCTGTTCAATACAGCTTGACACGTTCTAATTTATTCCGCAGTGAATGTTCCTATGCGTGGAGATTCATATCAACTACAGGGTCAGATGGGTGCTATCACTGCTTCTGGTTCGCAGACTATTACTGGTAACTTTCGATGGGTGCTTGTTGCGGCTGATGCCGTGATCACGAGCATGACTGGGAATGTTCTTGGTGTTTCGGGTGCTAATCCAAACGTCTCACTTGCTGGCATTACGTTGCCTGCTGGTTTTGGCTTTGGTGGTATCATCACGAGCATCACGATCACTTCTGGCACTATCTTGGCTTACTCCCTGTAATGTCCCAATTTCGGTCAGTAGGTGGCCTAGACGATCCGATCAGCGAAGACGTTGACCGTGGATTCTTTGCCGTTAATCAGAGGCTTCAATTGAATCAGCTCCAAGAGGGTGAGGTTCGTGAGTCTTTGAATGGTCGCATGGAGGGCTATTGGAAGCCCCGCAAGGGTGTGGTGGAGAAGACCTCGGCCCTGACTACTGGACAGGTTCCATTGCAGTTGCCATTTTATTTGGTTGGGTCAAGCGTACTGATTACTGCTGCCTCTGTTACTTCAGGTGTTGTGACACTTACTACTGCATCAGCTCACGGGTTAACCAATGGTTCTACGTTGAACATTGCTGGAATTGGATACACGGCTGGAACTGATCCAAATGGAGTTTTTACAGCCACTACTGCAAGCGGATCGAGCATTACCTATCCACTGGTTGGTGGTGTCGGGCCATACACGGTTTCTGCTGTCTCGCCAATTTCCGAGGTGATAACATCAACTTCCAAGACCATTTCTGATGTGACGGTTCCTGTCACTGGGACTGTGCGTATTACTGTCACGGCCCACGGGTTTGAGGCTGCAAGTTCTGGGTGGGCCACAATTGCTGGACTGGATGCCTCGTTCAATGGCAGTTATAAGCTGACTTATTTCGATGCCAATACGCTAGACTATACTATTGCCGGGGTCACCACAGCCCCTACCGACAAGGTGGGCACACTGTCCCAGATGGTCATCAATGATGTGGCTAACGCTAATGTTAGAGCTTCCTGCCTATTCAGCGATCCGAACACGAACAATAAAGAGTTTGTCATCGTCGCCATGGATACGGTGGCTAAGAAGATTGATCTAGCTACACTGGCGGTCACAGACATTCCATATCCAGCAGGTCAGGCACTTGGTTCTGACAGTGAGATGATCCAGTTGTTCGACAAGGTTATGCTATTCAGAGATGGGCAGCAGGCACTTGAGTGGTTCCCCAATGGCAGACCAATTCTTTCTGCGTCACAAGCTGGGACAACTACCGTCACCATGTCAGTGAGAGATCACGGATTGCTGGCTGGAACGATGGTAACAATCGCTGGGCTTACTGGTGGAACACCCGCCAATGGCACATTCGCAGTTACATTCGTAGTGGATCAAGACACGTTCAGGTATGTGTTTACCACTAGTCAAACTGTTACTTTTGGCACTAGCGTTGCGACTGCTACTGACGGGTTCACGCTGTCACCTGCGGGGGCTTACACTCAGCCTCAGACGTTTAATATTGAAGCTAAAGATGTTGAGATTTCAAATGGATTAGTAACAGCAACAGTAATTGGCAATGTCACCATTAAAACTGGGGATATTATTGTTATACGCCAAGCAGCTACTGTTGATTTTGCGGAAATGGTTGGAAAAGAGTATCAGGTAGTATCAGCAACTACCACGACAATTGAATGGTATGCCCCAGTTGGTGATTATAGCACTTCAAGCACTGACATATTTGAATTTGGTGGGCGGTTCAGCGTTGGTGGCGGGTTCATGCATCAACCAGCGGCTCCTTGGGGTGTTCACTTCCAGAGAAGACTTTGGGTTCCTTATTACTACGATCAATCAGGGACATTTGATGACGTGACATACACCAGTAGAAAGATTTCTGACGAGATTGCAGTATCAGACATTCTTGATACTACCACATTTGACCAGATTGAGAATCAATTCAGAGTTAGTGGTGGCACGGCAGACTATGTCGTTGGAATGCATGGATTCTATGACGATGCACTTGTTGTACTCAACAGAAATAGTCTTCATCTTGTAAAAGGAACACTAGGCAGTCTACTTGATTGCACTGTTAAGGAACTAACGTCAGAAATTGGATGCCTTGCCAGAAAGTCTGTGGTCATGAAAGGGAATACGATGATGTTCTTGTCGGACGATGGGGTTTATTCTCTTGAGTTCCTTAATGATTATAACCTTCGTGGGGCTGAGGAGCCAATCTCAAAGAATATCCAGCCATACATTGACCGAATCAACAAAAACTTTGCCGAAGATGCGGTTGGAATCTTGTTTGATAACAGATACTACCTTGCCGTAGCCCTTGATTCTGTTGCTGGGGCTAATGATGCTCGCGGGAATAATTCGGTTCTGGTCTATAATTTTAAAAACCAAGGGTGGGAATCACTGGATACCTATGGAGACTCTCGTTTTCTAATTAAGAATCTAGTGGTTGGTGGTGCTGGAGTGAGAAACGATCTGTATGCAGTTACTGGTAATGGTGGACTGCACCAGATTGATGCTTCTGAAAGCTCAGCAGACCGCCTTAACGTGTCAAACGTAGGTGAGGGTCTTGTTACTCCAACAATCAATGCCTCACTGACAACTCGTGGATACGATTTAAAGACAATGGAGCGCAAGCGGTTTACGGATGCTCAGATCAATATGCAGAATCTGGCTGGTGATACGGGTGAGTATTCTATTTCATTTGCGGCAGAAGACCCAGACAACGCATCACTAATTGGAACAACTACTCAATTCCTTGGTGGTACAATACTTGCTCCAAGTTCCCCTAATGAAGCAGAAACCGCCAGTATTAGATGCAGACTTGCAGGGATTAGAGGGTATACTGGAACTCTTGTCTTGACAAGAACTCAGGGATCGCCAAAGATCAACTCAATCAAGGTCGCTGGGGCAGTGACAAACAGACAGATTTTATCGCAGAAATAAAAATATGGGCGCAGTTAATACGACTTACACATTTACGGCTACTGACACGATCACAAGTAGCAAGATGAATAATATCATCGATCAAACAACAATGACGGGTGACGCTATTTTGGGAACCACGCTTGAGGTTGCTGATGGCAAGCTAAAAATTCGTTCTCAAGGTATTACTTCAAATGAACTTGCGGCAGATGCTGTAACCACAACAAAAATTGCTGATTCAAACGTAACTACAACAAAAATTGCTGATTTAAACGTAACTACAACAAAAATTGCTGATTTAAATGTAACACCAGCTAAGTTATCTCAACCATTAACTGTTGCGACCGCAAAAAACAGCACTAGCGGAACTAGCATCGATTTTACAGGCATTCCGTCTTGGGTAAAACGAGTTACGGTGATGTTCAATGGTATAAGCACAAATGGAATTACACAAATTGCCGTTCAGCTTGGGACATCATCTGGCTTCACGACTAGCGGATACATTAGTTTTTGCGGATACATCAGCTCGATGAATAATCAGGATGTGTCTAGTGTGACAAATGGGTTTGGGTGGTGGCATGGAAATGCGGGGGATGTCGAACACGGCCACATGACAATAACAAATATTTCCGCAAACAGTTGGGTTTCATCTCACTCTGGAGGTTTTTCAAACCCATCAACAATTTTTACTACAAGCGGTGGAGGATCAGTTTCATTATCTGGAACTTTTGATCGCATCCGCATCACTACCGCCAACGGTACTGACATATTTGACGCTGGATCAATTAACATTATGTATGAATAATCCAGTTGTCGAAATAGCTAGAATCTACAAAGAAAACTCAATTGATTTCAATTACGAACTGGAATGTCACTTGCTAAATGGAATAGTGTTCTCTGACGACAAGACGTTCATGTTTGCTATTCCATGCGATTCTGGCAACCCAGAAGTTCCTGTTCCGATTGACAATGCGAATTGCATCTTTATCTCGATGTTAGCAGGTGATATGAAGCACGCAATGGAAGTATTCCAAGACCGATTTGACTTTATCGCATTTAAGAGACAGTTTAAGAACTCGAATCACACCAGATTCTACTCCTACTCTCAATTTCACAAAAAACTAAAATAAAACCATGGGCAGCAAGTCAGTAAAAGTACCAACACCAGCACCAATCACGCAAGAAAGCATCGGAAAAGATATTTCCATGGGCGCTGGTGGATACCGCCAAGCACTACCCAGTATTATTGAGCTTGAAAGACTAGGTCGACCACAGTTTGGTGAGTTGAATCTTGCTGACATTGGTCAGTATCAACAAGGGCTTCAAGCACTGCAAGGTGGTGCTACACAAACCGCTCAGGAGCAACTGGGGGCTGCTAGAGGTGCTGAGTTCGCTGGCATGGCAGGTCAGGCTGGGCAGGTCAGAGGTCTGCTTGGTGCGATCAGTCCAGAGTCCCAGCGGATGATGGAGCTTCAGAACCTGCAAGCAGAGCAGGCGTACGCATCGTCTCAGGGTTTATCCCCTCAGGAACGTAGAACTGCGGAGCAGGGTGCTAGAGAGTCATATGGGGCCGCTGGACGACTTGGTGGTAATCTTGGCATTGTTGGTGAAGCTATGGGCAGGGAGAACATCCTCAGCCAGAAGCGACAAGAGGCAGCAGGAAGAATCGGTCAGGCATACGGAACATCACAACAGTTCTACTCGCCAGCTCTAAGCCTTCTTGGTGGTACTCCAACGTCATACGGTGCTGGTCAGCAATTTGTAAATGCAGGGATGGGTATGCTAGGCCAATCGACTCCGCAGATGTTTAACCCAGACATGGGCCTAAACCTTCAGGCGGCATATCGTAAAGATGTCCTTGGAGCGCAAGCGGCACAGGCACAAGCAAATGCAGCTAGAAGTGCTGGTATGATGGGTGGACTTGGAGCAGCAGTTGGGGGTATTGCAGGTGGTCTTGGCGCTATGGGATCTACCGCTGCTGGCGCAGCACTTATTTAATGACAAAGCTTGAACATACAAGGAATCTGATCCTTCGTGGCGTTGCGGCATTCCCTAAGGGAGTGATTGCCTGGTCTGGAGGCAAGGATAGCATGGTGCTTCTTCACATTATGAAGGAGATGGGTATTTCATATCCACTTGTGTTTTTTCGTGAACCGTGGCAAGCGTGGAAGTATAAGTTCCATGACAAACTGATCCAAGACTGGGGGCTTCTAGTCTATTCGTGGCATCCACACACAAGTCAGTTTCAGCAGACTAAGGATGAGTTTGAAGTGCAGAACTTCTACCAGATCAATTCGACAGTAATGACTTGTCCCACAGGTATTGTTGAGCCTGAAAAAGATCTACCTTGGGTTTGCGCTCTTGACATTCTTGAGCGTCCTAAGCAATCACATTTGCAGACAAGTGCGTTTGACTGTGTGTGGATCGGTCATAAGGGGTGCGACTCAGACCCAATCTTGGGTGGCGATGCTGGAACTAGAATCGAATCAAGAATCCTCCCTGACATGGCAAACATGATGTTTCCACTTCGAGACTGGTCTCACGATGATGTGTGGGATTATATTGAGTCCAACAATGTCCCTTACGACTCAGACCGTTATGAGAAGGTTGACGGCAAGTGGGGAGAGAAGAAAAACAAACGACACAACATGGATTATGTCCATGCCTGTACAAACTGCATTGATTGCAGATCAACAGCTCCAAAATTCACTCACTGCCCCAAACTTGACATGACCGTTGAAAACATCTCATCAATGGTTCCGTGGGCATCGCAAGAAAAACTAACCTACATGAAAGACTAACACTATGGCACTATTAGGATCATCAATCGACCCGTCACTATTTTTTAACGACTACAGTGGATTCGCAAACGCAGGAGCAATTCAAGGGCAGTCATATGCTCAAATGGGAAAGGATATTGGAGGTGCAATTCAGGCAGGTGCTGGAGCATACAATCAAATCAAACAATTCAAAGGCCAGCAGGAAGCGTTTGGCAAGAGTATGGACTACATGGCTAAGGCATTCCCAGATAAGGCTGAAATGTTCAATCAGGCCAAGTCTACTGTGTTTGATCCTAACTCCAACGCTATTCAGCAAGCCGCTGCAATGGGCCAGTATCAAAATCAATTTGATATGGTTGGAAAGATGCAGATGCAACAAGCTCAACTAGACATGATGAAACAAAACCTGCAACAAGGTGGTGCATCACCAAGCCAAAACAGAGGCGGGTTATAATCAACAACACACAATGAACCCAAGCGACTATTTCAAAGAAGGTTCTGAAGGTTACGTTCAGACAAAGCAGGCACTTGACGTTATCAATGCCGCAAAAGCAGCAGGATTGCCAGAGGCAGAGCAATACCAAAAGGATCTTGAGTCATCTATTTCACTTGCTAGAAAAAGCGGATGGAAAGACTTCTCTGGGTTTGATGCTACAAGAAAAGCGGTATCTGGATTGATGCCGAGGGTAGAGGCGATGTCTCAAGCTGAAGGATCAGTGCAAAATATCACGTCTGGTATTGACGCATCAATTGGCCTGATCCGATCTAGCGGAGGAAATGTTAGTGAAGAGACAATTAAGGCGATTGATCAAGCAAAGGCTTCAAGAAATCCAGCGGCACTGAAAGCGTTACAAGAAAATATCGGCAAGACTGCTCAAGAAGTATTCAAGCAGACAGCAATGCCTCCAACAGACAAAGAAGTATCTGAAAGATCTTTAGCCCAAAAGAAACTTGAAGACGAGAAGTACGCTTTAACTGAACAGTTGAAAACGAAGTATCAAGATATTGTTGATGCTAAGAATGATCCCAGAATCAAAAGCGCATTTGGAATGCCGATTGATTTTTCAACATCGCCTTCTCGACTAATCGCTGGAACTGAAGCATCAGTAGCAAGCGCAAAAGTCAACAGGTTGGCTAACCAAGAGTGGATTCAGTCAATTATTAGCTCCAAGGCTGCTGGTGCAACATTTGGTGCTTTAAGTGATAAAGAAGGTTCAAGACTATCAAGTGCAGCCAGTTTGCTTTCAGATCCATCAAGTCTAAATTACGATACTGCAAACAAGGAACTTCAGAAAATGGCAGAGTCCGTTAAGAAACTGTATAAACAGGCTACTGGACGAAGTATCACTGAAGACGTTAAGACTGAAACTCCACCACCTGCGAAAGTAGATCCTACTCAAAGTGCTGCGGCATACATGATGGGGATTCCTTCGACTCTAACTCAACCATAATGGATAACCAACTCCCTCCTCAAGGTGGATCTATGCCATCGTCACAACTTACGTTAGATCCAGATCAAAAGCAGAAGCTCATGCTGATAGAAGCGGAGCAAAAAAGCGGATTGACAATAGACCCAGTTGACTTCTCAAAGTTATCTGGAGAACAAAATCGTGGCATCTCAAAAGCAGTTCAATCTGTTGTTGGTGACGACATCGAGTCATTTTCATCTCCGATCACTAGTAGAGAAGATTTGATTTCTCGTGGATTCCTAGATAGCTCTCTAAAACCAACATCAAAAGGAGAAGGTGCAGTAGCACTGATTAAAAGAGGGATACTTAACAAGGACTTTACTCTGAACGATAGCAGTAAGTTACTGTTAACAAAACCGAGTGATTTTTTCACACCTGACAATGCTGAGGCTCAATCAACTTACTCGTCATATCTGGAGAATAATCCAGAGAATTACGAGAGAATGCTGAAATGGAAAGCAGCTAAAGATATTGGGTTGTTTGATGAGGAAGCAGACACTGCTAAGGAGAAGCCATTTTGGGATACTGCGTGGGAGAAGACGAAGGCACTTGGGGAGATGGCATCAAATGCTGGTAAGTTGTTACAAGCTACTAGCAAACTTGCGGTTGGATTCCAGAGTCCAGAAGAAGAACTAAAAGCAAAGACGAGAATTGCTGGATTTGAAGAGGGATTTGTAGAGACTGCTACACAATCATTCATGAACCAAAGTGCTTGGATCAACAAGGGTGTTAATGCACTACTTGAAAAGACTGGGGTATTAACTAAGGAGCAAGCAGACGCTCAGAATACATTCAATGAATACAAGGCTGCATCGTTCAAGGATTTCTTTGACAAGACCAAGACTGTGGCCGCTCTCTCGTCCGCTGTTGGTATTGATGATGCAGCAAATCAACTAGTAGTCGCGGATCAAATACTAGGGAAGGCTAAGTCAGAAGAAATCCAAAAAGGTGGCGCACAAGTCGGAGCCTTGGCTGGGGACATTACCAATATCGAGCTTGGCCCAATAATGCAGATAGGCGGGTTGGCTATTGGATCTGGATCTAAATTACTTGGGTCGGTTTTGAATGCTAAACATATCAAGCAGGTTGAACAAGCTGCGGCAATGACTGCGGAATCATCTGCGTATGAGGCAAGAGCGGCTGAGGCTGCTTCCAAGGTTCAATTGTTCAGTGGGGAGGCTGCAAGGGCTAATGAGCTAAGGAGGCTAGCAACTACAGCGGGAGATACGGAACAAGCAATCGCACATTCAGTCAATGAGTTGTCATGGACGAGACAAGCCGCCGAGGTTTCGACTCAAGCAGAGCGCAGTTCCGTAATGGCACAGACCCTTCGTGAGACGGCTAACGGGCTTGAGAATACGCTTCCTCCAACATTTGGTGGCAAAATCGTTAACGCTGGAAAATTACCAGTAGCTCTTCCACTTAAGGCCGTTGGGTTTGCAGCACAAAAGTTTGGAGATACATTGGCATCAGTAGATCGTGGTGCATCAGCATTCCTTGAGGCGTTTGGAGTTAATCAGTGGCGGGGACTTGCTAGAGCGGCCTCAGTGTTTACTGGCAACATCAATCCAATTAGTATTGCAGAAGGCGTGGTCGCATCTCACAAGCTATGGAATGGTGCTGGCAGGCTTCTGAATTCAGTTGGAGAGAATATGCTGGTGAATCAAGGGACTGTTCCGTTTTTCCGCAGGGTCGCTGAGGACATGGCCACTCCTTGGGGTAAAACATTTGCTACTCAGCTTGATAACTTTGTCCCCCCAGTAACCAGAGGAGTTGGCACAATAGCTAAAGGAATTGCTGGGGCTGCTGCACCAAGTCTTGTGTATGAGGCTATCAATCTTCAAGGATTGGATTCTAACGTGTTCAAGCAAGCGGCTACTGATGCGCTAGTATTTGGTGGTACTCATGGGGTCTTCAAGGCAGCAACGGTTGGCGGTGCTCGTGATTTCAATGCTGTAAAAGCAGCAGACAGGGCTAATTTCAATGAGAAGCTGAAAAATGCTGACCCAGAGCAGTACGACATCTACAATTCCAAGGTTGATCCAGCAACTAAAGACTTGGTTTCATCATTTTCTGGAGCGTATCCCAATGCTCAGATCAAGTTCGTCACAGAGGGGCCAAGCTATCAGGCGGGAAATACTGCGACTTTCAATGTGAATGCCCCAAGAGAACACGCTGGGGTGATCGCCTTGCATGAATTGACGCACGTTCTACAAAACGAATATCAACTAAATGAAGCTATTTTGGCTCATATGGTTGGCAATAAAACTCGCGGTGGTGAGATATTCACCAAAGACGGATCTCTTGATCCTGAGTTCACGCAATTCGCAGGCGAGTATAACAAGCGACTCAAGGCAATTGGTCAGCCAGAACTTGGAGTGCAGGACATGGCTATTGAGTTTTATACTGACAAGGCTGCTGAGGTTCTAAAGTCAGACATCAAGTCTGGAGAGTTCGCCAAGAGAGCGCAAGAAAGCCAATTAAGTCGCACTGTGAAGGCTCACTTTTCTAGCCTTGTAAATCAAGTTCCGATCATTAAGAATATCCACATTAAAACTGGAGGTGCTATTGATTCATCTGGGAGGCTTGTTCAAGGAGGCGGACTGCTAAATGAAGGATTCACCCAATCCAAAGATGTTCAAGCAATGGTTCGCAAGTTGTATCGTGAAACTGCTGGAGTGTCTAAGCCTGTTGTCAGTGTGGCTCAAGAAGGAGCAGCAATGCGTCAACCCAAAGCTACCAGATCAACTCGTGAAGGGGTCAATAATGGCACTTCTGCCGTTGAAAGGGTAAACAGAGAAGCTCGTGCGGCTGGATTGGAAGTTCCAGAGGGTGCGCTTGACCCATCTACCGTAAGAGGTCGTGACGGTGTCCCTACCACATTGCAGACCAAGGCTATCATTGACAGTGGAGCTATTCACCCAGACCACCTTGGCACGTTCCCAATGCTTGTTGGTGAGATGAATCCAAGCTCAACGTCAACATTCCTATTCCATTACCGCCCAGCAGAACAAGGCAGAACTACACAGTCAGCAGTAGGTGAAACATTCCATCATATCAAGCCTGTTGGTGTTAGGACGAACAAAAAAGGCAACGTATTGATTACAGCCTTGGATGTGAATCTTTGGGATCAAAACATCAAAAAGGTAGCCAACAGCAAGCCAGCAAAGGATCTTGGATATACCGAGAAGCAAATTAGGGCTGATTCTTACGAGGCTAGTAAGTATCACATCAAGAACACTTCTCCAGATGTTTATTTTGAGCAGAAATACGGTAAAGCTCAGTCGTTAAAAAGAAAGAGCCTTGTGGCTTCTACTTACGGAGAAATGACTGCCAAGCAACGTGATTACAACCCACTGCTTTCTGAGGTTGGTATGGGAAGACCCGATCACGTTTATCGCACATTCTCGCTGGATGATATCAAGAGTGCCACCAGAACAAATTCAAGTGTCAACCTGAGCTTTGACCCGAATAACTACTATTCGCTCAAGGTAAACCTGATGCCAGAAGCACCAATCGTGGATCGAGCTGGTAATATCATTGAGAATCCCGCCATGAAGGACTTCTTTGAGAATCATTTACCAAACGGTGAGAGGTTTAGAACTGCTTCCGTGCAAACCCCAATGCCTGAGCAGATCAGGAAGATGCCTGAAGCTATCGATTCCGAATACAGGAAGGCTGTTGAGTCTGGTGATGTGGAAGCACAGCAAAGAATGGTTGATGAAGCTGCAAAGGTAGCTGGATATACAGTCAAAGCATATCACGGTACAAACAGTAAATTCCGTGTTTTCAAGCCACAGTTTGGCAAGGCTATTTGGTTTTCAGAAAATCGCGCGAAGATCGAAGCTGGAGAGTCTGGAGCACAAGGAACAAAAAATATTATGGAGGTCTATATTAGACCTGGAAAAGTTGCTGGTTGGAACGAATATGACAAACTAGGAGAGGGTCAAATCACAAAAGACTTTGATACAACAAAACTTGATGATGATTGGATTGTTTACAATCCATCTGACATTAAGAGTGCAGACCCTATTATCAAATCAAAAGGTAAAGTTATACCACTCAGTAAGCGTTTCGACTTGAAGTCTAAGGATGTTCGTTATATGCCCGAGCAGATCAGGAAGATACCTGAAGACTATAGAATAAGTCACCAACCAAGTTCATCTGATTCAAGATTATTCAATCTCACGGACAATTTCCCAGAAGATATTTACTCTAAAAATGCCGCAAGATATTATGGATCTGGAAATAAAAGAGATGCCAAAACATTTGCATTGTTTGAATCATTAAGAGGAAAGCCTAATGCTTCTGTAACAATTTATAGAGTAGTTCCAAAATCAGCGAGTTCAATAAATCACGGAGACTGGATTACCTTATCCAAGGAAGCAGCAACAGAAATGAATAATAGTAACTTTCTAGGTTTGGATGAAAAAGGCAACAGGCAAGAATCAAAAATAATCTCAAAATCGGTCAAATCAAAAGATATTACATGGCCGGGTGACTCTCCTGACGAGTTTGGATATTTTCCCGAGAAGTGAATCTTTGGTATTGCCAAGATGAAATAGTCAATTTAACTTGTCTCTAATGAGTAATATAATCGCAAAAGAGGTCGAGTCACAACCAGCAGAATGGTTCCAAGAAGTACTTGAAAGAGCCAAGGCTCATGGTGACCGCAAAAGAGTTGAGTACTGGAACCCACAAGGGGCCGCAAAGGCCCTCTGGGGGCTTGCACAAGGCAAGAGCTACTCTGCTATAGCACGAGACAGTGGGATCGACAGGAAGACCGTCAGGGAGCTTGAATGGAGGCATGAGGACACGCTGGAAACTAAGCGCAAGGACTTCAGTCGCAAATACGCAATTGCTGCGGAGGAATATACTGACTTGCTGTTCCAAAAGGCAGAACAACTTGCTGATGATCCAGAGCAACTCAAGAACATTTCTCCTGATAGGTTGGCGCTCACGGTTGGCATTATGACCGATAAGGCTACTCAGCTTGCAGGCATGGCGGGTGTAGTGATCGAGCATCGTAAGGGGGCATCCATTGAAGACGCAGCCATCATGATCGCGCAGGCAAAGGCCCGTATTGCCAATAAAATCAAGGATCAGGCGATTGAAGCCGAAATAATTGAATAAAAAATTGACATCTTTTTGCAGAGTAGTAAAAAGCGGGTGTCACCTAGATGTGCGTCTAGAGACACCCTAACACAAAACATACATGAATATGAAACGTGCTGAAAAAATAAAACCAGAACAATTTCTGGATGTCAAACAATTATTTGATTACTTGAGTTACAACCCAAATACAGGGGAGTTCACTTGGTTAATGAATCCTACTAGAAGCAGGCTTGTTGGAGAGATTGCTGGCAATGCTAATAAGCGTGGCTACGTATCAATCCGGTTCGATGGTTTGCGGTTCTCTGCTCATAGACTAGCATGGGCAATGTCTAATAATGAATGGCCTTTACTTGATATTGATCACATCAACGGAAACAAGTCTGACAACAGAATCTGCAATTTGCGTCACGCTAGCCGGTCTGAAAATATGTTCAATCGTGGGAAAAACAAAAACAATACATCTGGGATGAAAGGCGTTACATTTTGCAAAGGCACTGGAATGTGGCGCGCTCAAATGATGATAAATAGAAAATCAATGACAATCGGTAGATTCAAATCCATCGAGGAAGCGTCAGTAGCTTATTTTGAAAAAGCCAAAGAATTGAGAGGGGAGTTTGCCAAATGCTAACTTGGAGAAAACACGCTATCCTGAAGGCTCCTACTGATGAAGAAGTTGCCGTCATGGATCCTGATGAAATAGTTAGCCTGCATGGTATTTACCACGAGGCAATTGAGAACGCAGAAAAAGATCCGTTTCGCTATGGATTCCATCTGCCACACTGGGGAAAAGCTGAAGAAGCGTTGTCACAAGTCACTGAGATTGTGGCACTTGGAGGTAACAGGTCAGGGAAAACCGCATGGGGTTCATACTGTGTAGTCAGAGCTGCTGTGGAAAATCCAAAATCAGAAATCTTTTGTTTCGCTCAAACGTCAGAGGTTTCTATTCGTCAACAGCAAAGCGCGATCTATGACTGGCTACCAATAGAGCTGAAGACCAAGCAAACATCTGCCAGTGCGTACATTTCATACAGTAAAAAGAATGGGTTTACCGATGGGAGTCTAATCCTTCCTAATGGATCGCAGATTATTTTCAAGACGTATTCTCAGTATCAGAATAATCCAACTATTTTAGAAGGCGCTGAACTTGGAAGCCGTGATCCGAAATGGCACAATATTGGTGTTTACTTGGACGAGTACTTGCTGGGGCCAGAATTGATTAACACCCTGCGCTTTCGTCTTGCTACCCGCAATGCAAAGCTACTGCTGACATTTACTCCAATTGATGGCTGGACTGAGGTTGTTAAGGAGTATCTTGATGGAGCATCCATGGTGGAATCCAGACCTGCGGAATTGCTCAAGGGCGAACTTGTCCCTTACATCCAGAGATCAAAGAAGAGAAACGCCAGCATCCACTACTTCCACTCTCAGGACAACCCATTTGGAGGCTATGAGCGTATCAAGGAAGCCCTTGAAGGCCGCACACGGGAGGAGATCCTCATTCGGGCTTACGGTGTCCCTGTGAAGTCTCAGGCGACCAAATTCCCTAAGTTTAACACTGCTGTTAACGTCATCCCGAACGACAAGATTCCTACAGAGAACATCACACGGTATCAGATTATCGACCCTGCTGGTGCAAAGAACTGGTTCATGTGTTGGATTGCGGTTGATGAGACTGGGACGTACTACGTCTATCGTGAATGGCCTAGCGTGGATGTTGGAGACTGGGCTGAGTGGAAGAGTGGCAAGTGGGTTGCTGGTGAGGCAGCAAAAGGTCTTGGTTACGGCATCCGCGACTATGTAGAACTGATCCAGAACTACGAAGAGGACGAAGAGATATTTGACAGACTGATCGACTCTAGGCTAGGTGCTGCTAGGTATCAAGCGTCTGACGGTGCTTCCTCAATTATTGAAGACTTAGCTGAGATGGAAATCATCTGTAATCCTGCATCTGGTCTTGATATTGAAGAGGGTCTTCAGGCATTGATCAGCAAGATGAGCTACGACACCAGTAAACCTCTGGATTCTGTCAACAGACCTCACTTCTACATATCACAAGACTGCGAGAACATCATCAGAGCATTGGCGGAATATACTGGAGATCAAGGACTTAAAGAAGCATGGAAAGATCCTGTTGACGTTCTGCGATATGCTGCTATTGCTGATCTGGATCACGTTGATGCTAAGAAATCACAAATAACAATACAAGGAAATGGTGGATATTAACTGCTGGAAACAGGGAGACATTGTCGAGAAGTTGGAAGTAAAGCCAGCCGAGGCAAAAGCATTTCGTGATGAGTTCCTAATCAAGGGCGTTCACTGGGATAAGACTGGGGCAACTATTTATTGGACTGACCATGCACTATGGATGTTTAAGAAGCACTTGGCCACCCCTGTATCCAACAAGACCGAGGTCGAAGTATTCGTTACCGCTCCTGCTAAGAACCCAAGGTTTGTCTATGGCGATCTAGGAGGTAATAGAATTGCGATTGAGTGCCTACAGAAGGATGCTCAGAAGATCATCAATAAGACCGTCACTGTTTCAATTAGAGAAGAAAACGGAGAATTTTACTACAGCTACAACCTATGAAATCATCAGAAGAAGAAGAAAACATGGAGGGTGAGTCACTCATCTACGCATCTACAGAACCAGACGTGCAATCTCTCAGGAGTGCCTACGACAACTGTCTTCTGCAACTCGACGAATACTTTGAAATCTGCAATCGTAGCTACGACGACAGACGTAATATCTGGGACGGCAAGACTACAGACCTTCGCAAGAACGGGTCAAACGCCTTCCCATGGGACGGTGCTTCCGACATGGAGGTCAATGTCATTGGTGAACGCATCGATGCATTTGTTTCCATCTTGGATCAGGCATTGACCAGAAGTCACATTAAGGCGTTTCCAACAAGCACAACGTCTATTCCACGGGCTGCGCTGGTCTCCTCATTCCTCAAGTGGATGAAGTCTAGTTATATCCCTGACTTTAAGAACCAGATGGAGCTTGGTGCTAACTACCTGCTTGAGAAGGGCATCATGGTCAGCTATGTCGGATGGAAGCGCGAGAAGCGTACGTTCCTGCAAGATGTTTCGTTAGATCAACTAGCACAGGCGTCTCCAGACATGGCAGAGATGATTATTAACGCTACGGACGATGCGATGCTTATTGACATGGTCATTCAGGCGTTCCCACACATGACTCCAAAGCGGGTGCGTAAGTTCCTCAAGGAGATTCGTAAGACTGGCAAGGCAAGTATCCCTGTCCCTCGTATGTCGGTGGATTGTCCATTTGTTCACTCCTGTGCGCCTGATGGAGAGGTTCTGTTCCCCCCTTACGTCATTGACCCACAGGCAGCACCCTACGTCTTCTGGAGAACGTTCATGACCGCTCAAGAGCTTGAGAAGAAGGTAGCATCAGAAGGATGGGACGAGGAATGGGTTGACGATGCAATCGACAATCTCAGGGGCAAGGATTCCTATTATCTTGACGGGCAAAAGGCGAAGCGATTCACCAACTTGCCAATCTCCAATGATACCGATCTTGTGATGGTGGTCTATGCCTATCAACGCCTAATTGACGAGGATGGAGCGGAAGGTATCTACTGCACGGTATTCAATCCAAACGTCGATGGCTATGCCAAGAACGAATTGCTCAATGGCTATGATGATTATCCGTTCATCGTCACCAGACTCAGCAATAACCAAAAGCGAATGTATGAGGTTCAGACGTTCCCCGACATCCTTCGGGGCGCACAACTACAGATTAAAACTGAGAGAGATAGTCGAATCGATAGAGCAAGTTTAGCTACACTGCCTCCACTTATGCACCCTGCTGGCAGACCTCCATCTGATTGGGGGCCGGGCCGTAGAGTACCATATAGACGTTTGGGTGAGATTGCATTTGGCCCAGTGCCACCTGCTGATAATGGATCTATGGAGATCGAATTGTCCATGAACGCTCAGGCAGATAGAGCAGTCGGATTGGACATGAGTAGTCCTATCTCAGCAGTGCGCCAGCAGTTCTTCGTCAACAAGTACTTGGATCACGTCAAGGATGTCCTTGGCCTTGCATGGAAGTTATTCCAGCGCATGGGGCCAGATGAGATCTTTTTCCAAGTAACGGGTAATCCAAATCCACAGACGATGACCAAGGGATCACCAGACGAGAACTACTCGTTCAGTGTTTCATTCGATTCGCTCAGTGCAGATCCAGAGAACGCAGAGTCACGCATGAAGCAGATCGGAAGCCTTGTTCAGTTCGACCGTAATGGACGCATTGACATGGACAAATTCCTTGAGTTTGCAGCCATGAGCATTGACCCAGTGTTTGGTGACTATGTTCTCCAACCTGCTGAGGAAGCTACCGCAAAGGTTCAGAAACAAGTAACAGACGACTTGGCGAAGATCTATGCTGGTATCGAGATGCCTGCCCAGCCTAACGGCGCACAGATTGCAATGCAGATGCTTCAGGCATACGCACAGCAGCCAGATGTTGCACAGAGAGCGCAGCAGGACGAAGCATTTGGAGAGAGACTTTCCAAGTACGCCTCCCAATATCAATTTCAGATGCAGCAAGCACAGAACGCTCAGATCGGGCGTATCGGTACAGCACCTGCGGAGATGGGTGGAATCCAGACTCAGGGCATGAATCAGCAATAATATGATACCAACACTACCAGAAGCAGTAGCAATTCTAGCAAACATCGAAGAATTCAAGGTTTTCCTTGGCTTCCTAGAGGACGAGAGAGAAGTGTTTATTGCCAACCTCAGACAGGCAGAGAACCCAAACGAAGTGATGAAACTAGCGGGTTCCATCTCAACACTTGACGAGATTCTGCAATTCGTTAGTATGAGTTCCTCCAAGTAACGACGAACGTTTATTTTGGGTTCTTTGTCATAATAATGCGTCCTAGTAGTTAAATGCTGCTAGGGCGTTTTGCTTTGTGTGAAAAATCACCAAGAAGGGTTGACAAGCTAAAATTATCTATGCAGTTGTGTTCTATCGCTACCGCCTAGCGTAATTGGCGTTTTAATATATGAGTAAAGAATCTACGGCCATCGCTGGGGTCACAGAACCAGTGTCAAACGTATCAGTTGAAGAGTATATCGCTCGCAGGACTGGTATTGCATCACAACAGGACGAACAAGCCGAGGAATCCGAATCGGATACTGAAGTGGAATCAGAGGATCAGGAAGCTGAGACTGAAGATACTACTGAGTATATTGATGAGGAAGAAGAGGCGAGTTCCGAAGAAGCTGAATTAGATTTGCTTTCGTTATCTACCGAGCAGATTCAAGAATTAGCTAAGAAAGGCAAGAGTCGCTTGCTCCAACGTGTTGGTGAATTAACTGCACAGAAGAGGCTGCTGGAGGAAAAACTTCAGCAACAAGTGCCTGCAAAACCTACGAAGGACATCCCCCAGAATGAAAATCCATTCAAGGAGATCTCTGACCCGAAGGAGTTGCTTGCTAAGTATGGCGAACTTGAACAGGTCTTGGAAGATACTGACGCTATCCTTGAGGAGCATGAAGACTACGGGCCTGATGACATTATTACTGTCGGAGACCGTGAGTTCACCAAGAGGGAGATCAGAAAGGCAAATCGTAATGCACGAGAGTCTATCACAAAATATATTCCCGCCCAAGAGAAGCAGATTGCTAAAATTCAGCAACTGTCTCAAATGGAAGAGCATTACACGGCTGCCGCAAAGAAGGAAGTTCCTGACATTCTCGATACCGAGTCTGAAGTTGGATCACGCTTCACTGCAATGATGCAAGACCCTATCGTTCAACAGGTAAGAAGTCAGATTCCAGAGCTTGGTGCGCAGTTAGAATACCTTCTAGCTCATGCCGCAAACTCGATCTTTGGTAAAGGAAAGTCCAGAATTAACGCAGCAGCAGTTGGAAGTAAGTTGAAGATAAATCCATCCTCATCACCAACAGGTTCTGCCGCAGTTAGTCCTAGATCCGACAAGCCAAAGAGAGCAGCAGAGGCATACAACAAGTTTGAAAAATCTCACTCAGTAGATGATTGGATCTCAGCAAGAATCGCTAAGTACAAATAATTTAACAACACAATAACATAATAATATGGCTATCTCAACCACATATGCACCCAATGCTCCTACTGGTCGCTCGACGACTGGTTCCGCAATTGGCAACCGCGAAGACCTCTCCAACGAGTTGACCCTCCTCGCACCAGAAGAAACCCCACTCCTGTCGCTCTGCGGCAAGGGCACGGCTAAATCCACGTTCTCGGAATGGACTGCTGATAAGCTCGCCGCTCCTGTGACCACGGGTATTTCCGAAGGTTCCGATGTTAACTCGTTCTCTGACAAGTTTGCTGACCGCGCTCGTCTTGGTAACTACGTCCAAATCTTCCGTAGAGACTTCCTCGTGTCGAATCTGCAAGAAGCTGTGACCTCCGTTGGCCCTGCCAATGTTGCTCAAGCTGAAGCTAAGTCGATGCGCGAATTGAAGCGTGACGTTGAGGCTCGTATCTGCTCAAGCAGTGATCGTACCGTCGAAGACGGTGCTGGTACTCCATACACTCTCCGTGGCCTTGGCGCATGGTTGAGTTCGACTGGCCCTAATGACGTGCCTGCTGCCTATCGTACGCCTACTGACAGTATCCTTACTGCCCAGCCTAACGAAACTACGTTCAACAACGCAATCGCATCTATCTTCTCCGTCAATGGTGAAGCTAACTCGCTGACTCTCGTTGCTA